GCGTCCTCGCCGTGCGGCTCGGCCGCGTAGGGGTCGCGGGCGGCGCTCATAGTCTTTCCTGGGGCTGCTCGGCGTCCGCCAGCGCCCGCAACGCGCCGTCCCGCAACAGCCGGCTGATGTTGCTTCCCGCAGCGTCGGCGCGCTCACGCAGCCGCTGGTAAACGCTGGCCGGCATGTGGATTGCGACCTTGATCGAGGGGTCGCTGCTCGGCGGTTTCCCCCTCATGCGGCGTACCAGGCGACGGTCGCGAAGATCACAAGGTTGAGGTCGAGGATGATCCAGACCGCGGTCATGCTGCCGCCATGGCGTCGGCGACGAGTTCGAGCGTGGCGTCGAGCTCCGGCTCGGTCAGATGGCCGGCGGTAGCCAGTGTTTCGCAGCGGGCGCGAAACGCCTCGGCCTGCTCGCGGGCCTCGTTTTCCGGCACAAAGCGCGCCCAGCGGGCGAAGATCTCGGCGCAGGCGCGGTCGAGCGCGGTTTCGGGGATTATTCCGTCAGACTTTGGGCAAAGATCTTTCTCTGCTTCGGGTGATCGTCCGTTAACCGCGTCGCGCAACGTGTTTGTTGAAGCGCCGTTGCCACCAAAATCTGCGGTTGCAAATCCGTTGCCGCGTGCTTCTGATGGCGGCGTGCCGGACGTAAGCTTGGTGTAAGCCTCGCGAGCGAAGCCGCACGGCGAATGATCGGAAAAGTCGGCGGCGCCTGGGTAATGCATCTCGGTCCCTCCAAATCTCAAGGGAACGGTAGTTCATGAGGCGTGAATAATTCAATAAGAAACTTAATGCCGCATGAAGTGCATTTCGGGGCCATGGGATGGGTGACGGCGAAAATGATGCTCGGCTGCGCCGCGACGCGTTGCAGATAGCCCTGCAACTTCCGTCAGATATCAACGAAGCGCTGATCGTGCTGAAATACGCCGAGGATCTCGTGCGCGGCTTTTTGGCGGGGGAAAAACAAGATCCTCCGGCGCCTGGTCGGCCGCCGCTCCGGCTGGTCTAGCCCGGCTTTTTGCGCTTTGGCGCCGTCGGCTGCGGGCCTGATTCGAGCTTGGCAAGCTCCATCGCGACCGTGATGGGGACGTCATTGCGGTTGCCGCGATAGATCCAATTGAGGCCGACGCCGGTCGCTTTGCAGACCAGCAGCGCCTGGTCGAGCGCTATTCTGTTCAAGGCAGGCGTGTTTTTAGTTCCCTCAACACCGCTCCATGCAGGCGGAGATATGTGCACAAAGCGGCACCAGGTGGCCTTGTTCATGTGAAAGGCCTCCCGCGTCAGCCGAAGCCGCTCGGCGACGGCCTGGGTGCTTTCCGGTGATTCTTTCTTTGAAACCATGAACGGGATGGTTCCAAAATTGGGGCTGTCCCGCCATAAGTGTGGCAAGAACTCTTGCGTTATTAATGCCACGTGAACTATTTTCGCCGGCATGGATGATTCGCCGCGCCTCATTCTCGAGCTTTCTTCCGCCTCTGACGTCATCGACGCCGTTGGCGGCACGTCGGCCTGTTCGCGGTTAACCGGTAGTTCCATGGCTTCGATCTCCGGCTGGCGCGCCTCTGGGCGACTTCCGCCAGCGACATTCCTGATCATCACCGCCGCGCTCGAGCAGCTCGGCAAGTCGGCGCCCCCGTCGCTCTGGGGCATCAAGGCCGTCTCGGCCGAGCAACAATAGGGCAGCGTTCATGACGCGTATCAGCGCCAAGCGCGCCGCCCCCGCAAAACTTTCGACCGAACAAGTCATCGGCGTTTCACGATCAGATCATCGTTGGTTTCTGCCGGTTTTGGCCGAGATCAAGCTGATCTTCCCGCGCAAGTTAGCCGCGGAATTGGCTGCGATCTCGAATCGGTCGGAGCGAATTTGCCAGGTGTGGATATCTCGCCGCGGCGCGCCCGATGGCGAAGCGCTGGCGGCGCTAATCAATAGCCGGCTCGGCGATCGGGTACTGCTCGCGCTGACCGGCGCATGCCCGCATCAATGGCGCCGCAAACTCAATCGGCAAATCGAGATCTCGCGGCTGCGCGACCAGCAACGCGAAACGCAATTGCGTCTTGAGGCCTTGGAACGGGGCGAAACATGAATTTTCCGACATCGGATCCGTCATGGGTGCTGCCGCTTGCGGTTGTGCTGATCGCCCTGTTGCTGGCCTGCCTGATCGGTTTCGTCGCGCTGCCGTTGCGGCGTCCGACGATATCGCGACCGTGGTGGAAATTATGACCTTCACCGCGCCGCTCTGTACGCCGGCCTGGGCGTTTCCGGCCGAGCTGATCGCGCTCGGCCTGCTGTTGGTGCTGCTCGGCCTGGTCTGCCGGCCGCGCGATCAAATTTCTGACCCTCATGCCGAGCCGTTCGGCGATCAGCCTGAGTTGCCTGGCGATCGCTTTGGGCGACCGTCATGAGCGCGAGGGCGGGCGATCGTCATGGTCCGTTAGTGGCCTTCCAGGCCAGCGGCGATCGCCCAGCCTCGCTTCGCTGCATCAACGCCGCCTTGTTCGATCTGGCCGGCCGGCGCATCGCCCTGGTCGCGATGGTGGTCGACGATCAGCTGCCGGAAATTATCATGTTCGAGGGCGAGCCGTTTCTGTACCGCGCAGGGAATCACTATCACCAGGTCCGTCCCTACCGCGCCGATTGCATGGTGGTGGAGCTGCCATCATGAAATCCGAAGTCGCCGCCGAGCTGAAATCCTACCTCGAACGCGTCGAACGCATCGCCGCCGAGCGCAAAGAGATGGGCGACGAAATCCGCGCCATCTATGCCGAGGCGACGGCGCGCGGGTTCGATGCAAAGGGCATTCGCTCAATGGCAAAGCGGCGCCAGAAGGATCCTGGCGAGCTGGCCGAGGAATAAACCATTCTCGAGACCTACATGCACGCGTGCGGCATGCTGCCGGAAAACCCGCTGACGGCAGCGGTTGCCGCCATGGCAGTCGATACGCTTGCGCGCGATAGCGTCATCGACGCGCTGCAGTCTCTCATTCCGCCGAACGGCGAAATCATCGCCCGCGTCGGCGGCGCTCCGATGCGGATCTGGCGCGACGAAACCGGCCAGGCCTATTCGGCCGAACACGTCGAACCGAAGGCGGCGGCGGAAAAGCCCGGCAAGGGCTTGAAGCGATCGGCGACGGTTCTGACCATGGTGCCGAAGGATTCCGTCACCGCCGCGGCCGACAAAGCCGAGGCGCGCAACAAAGCGAAAAAGCCTGCCGATGAACCGGCCGGCGCCGACGAACCGGAGCCCGTCGCATGATGCGGGCCGAGATCGCGCAGGCCCAAATTATCACCGGCGCGGTCGCGTCGGATTTCATCGATCTGTCGGCAACGCCGTGGCGGCGCATCACGCTGTCGGCGCGCGACAACATCTGGTGCCTGGTCGACGCCGTCGATTTCGAATGGCTGTCTCGTTTCACGTGGAACGTTTCGTTCGGCGGTCGCAATCCCTGGCAGCTCTATGCCAAGCGCAACGTCGGCGCCGATCGCGCGACCTTGCGGATGCACCGCGAGATCATGATTCACCGCGATCCGCGCGCCGATGACTTTATGGCCGCTCATCCGGTCGATCACGGCAATGGCCAGACGCTCGACAATCGCGGCGACAATCTCGCCTGGGTTTCGAAGGCGCAGAACCGCGCCAACTGGCGCCCGCGCGACAAGGTGCCGTCGCTCGAGTCCATCGTGCTCGAGCTGATGCGCTCGCACGGCTTTGCCCAACCGCAGGAGGTGCCGTTTTGAGCAACGCAATAGGCTGGGCAGTCTGGCATCCGACGCGCGGCTTTATGGTGCCGCATCTTTACGAGGGCGCGGTTGCCTGGGCTGATCTCGATGGCGCCGTGCGCCTGGTCCGCGAGCTTAACGCCGACGATGGCACCAACAATCGCAACGGCTGGCGCGCGGTCAAGGTCGAACTCGTCAGGGTGCCGGCATGACCGAGCTGATCAAATACGACGCGGCCTGTCGGATGCTGGCTGAGGCCGTCGCGGTCGACGAGGTGCAGGATATCCGCGGCAAGGCCGAAATGATGCGCGCCTATGCCCGGCAGGCCAAGGACCGCGCTCTGGAAATCTCCGCGGCGCAGATCCGGTTTCGGGCCGAGCGGCGCCTGGGCGAACTCATCATCGCTCAAAAGGAGACCGTTGGTCTGGCGCAGGGGCGCCGCACCGACTTAGTACCCGCCGGGGACGAAGTGAGCGACGGCAAGGTTTCGCTCGAGCAGGCCGGGATTGACCGCAAGCTATCATCGCGCGCCCAGCGCATGGCCGATATCCCGACCGAACGGTTCGAGCAGCTGCTTTCCCTGCACCGCGAGGAGGTGCTCGAGGGCAATAACAAGGTTTCCGTGGATCTGATGCGGACGTCGGCGGAGGCCGAGGGCCGCGAAAAGCGCCGCAATCTGGCGCAGGCGCTGTCGGATGCCACGGCTGACTTGCCGATCGGGCGGATGTTTCCCTGCGCTTATCTCGACCCGCCCTGGCATCGCAAGCAGGGCGTCACCGACCGTTCTTACGAAAACCATTACCCGACGATGACCTGGGACGAGATCATCGCCCTTTGCGAGCGCGTCGCCAAGATCCTGTTGCCGGATAATTGGGTGTTCCTGTGGATCCCGCGGGCGCATCTGCTGGCGCTGCATCCGGTCGATATGGAATTCGCCGACGACGATGGCCGCGTCATCACCCGCAAGGTCAAAATGCCGCTGTCCTGGGCGGTCGCGCGGGCGCTCGGCTGCGACAATTACTCGACCTGCTACATCTGGACCAAGACCGACGAAGAGCACCCGAACGATCAAGGCGGCGGCGTGCTGGTGTTCGACCAGGACGAAATCCTGCTGCAATTCAAGCGCGGCCGTGGCCTGCCGAAACCGGCGACCGACGAAAAATTCAAATCCAATCATCGCGAACGCAAGCGCGAGCATTCCCGCAAGCCCGACCACTATCGCGACATGATCCGGACCATGACCGGCGGCGTGCCCGTGCTAGAGCTGTTCGCTCGCGTCGACGCGGAGCATCCGTTGCCGCCGGATTGGGAGGCCTGGGGCAATCAGGCGGTCGTGGCGGTCGAGATCGCCGCAGCGGAAATCGACGCATCCGCCGCATTCGTTGCACCCATTGCCGAAAATGCCTGCGCCGCAGCGGTTTCTGAAATCGCCGCAGCGCCCGAAATCGCCGCACCCATTGAGCCGCTGCCGCAGCTTTGCGAATTCGACGAGCTGCGCGCGTTCTCCGATTTCTGTTTTCCCCGGCGGATGGAGATCCTTACCGCGATCGCGCCGGCCTATATCGAGCGCGGGCTAGCCTATTCGATCAAGATCGGCGGCAGCGATTGGGGCCTGACCGAGGCGGGCTGGAAACGGTTCTACGCGATCGAAAAGGAACGCAGGGCGCTGGCGCCTGCGCTCGATCAGGAGATCGTCGACGGCGCGCTGCAATGCCGGCTACCGTTGTCCGATCATGAAATCGAAATGCAGCGCGCGCTGCATTCGATCGACGCCGGCGAGCTCGTCGACAGCGAAATCGCCAGCCACCTCGAAAGCGAGGGATTTGTCCGCGTCACCACGACGCGGCTTGTCGTCGCCGATGAGGGCCGCGCCTGGCTCGCCGGCCTGGTCGATCTTCCGATAGCCGAGCTGCCCGCGCTCGACCTGCCGCTATTCCTGGCGGCGCGCGCATGAAATTTTCCTTAACCGCCCAGATCACCGAGGTCGACCGCGAGCTGGCGCAGCGCAAAGACGTTTACGCGCGCCTGGTCGCAACGCGAAAGCTGCGGCAATCGCATGCCGATTACCAGATGGAGCTGCTGCGCGCGGTTCGCGCCACGCTGACCTGGCTCGCCGAAAACGAAACCACCATCAAGCAGAGGCTCCAATGAAGCAGACCAAGCTGATGTCGATGATCGAGACCGCCGGCGGGACGTTGCTCGGATTTGTCGTGTCGCTCGCGATCCAATCTGCCGTTTGCGCCTGGTACGGTCTGCCGCTGTCGATCTCGCAAAACCTCGGGATCATCGGCGTTTTTACGATCGCGTCATTGATCCGCGGTTATGCGTGGCGCCGGATTTGCGAGGCGTTGCACGTCCGCCGGTCGCTGTCCGCGTTTATGCAGGCGGTAATAGCCGAGTGCTTTCGCCAGCGCGAGGTCGAGGGATTTTCGCGAGAACACGACAAGCAATACGAGCGCGGCGTGCTCGGCCGCGCCGGCGCAAGCTATATTATCCACGCCGGCACGGAATCGAAAACGCCGCCGCATGATTTCCCGTGGCCGGATTGGTGGAAACCCGCCGGCACTCGCCGCGACCTGGTGCGCGGCGTCGCGCTGTCGATAGCCGAGGGCGAAAAGTTCGACGACGAGCGCAGTGTCTCGAGGCGCTCGCGATGACCGTCTCGACTCGGCACAAGTGGTCCGCGAAGGTTGAATTCCCGCCTTACAAATCGGAGCGGCAATGCAGCCGCTGCGAGATGGTGCTGGTCTCCCGGCACGAAAACGAAGGCGGCCGGGGCGTCCATTGGAAAGAGTTTTACCGCGACGGCGACCGCGTCGAGCATGACGCTACGCCGCCCTGCGATTTCCGCCTCGAGCGCGATCTAGCCGACAATCTGGAGGTGACGTCATGAGTTGGGAAGAGGCGCTGTTTTGGTTTTGCGTCGTCATCTACGCAGTTCCGCTCTGCGTCGGCATCGCCGGGATGCTGATCGATGCCGCAATCGCGCTCGCCTGGCGATGGTGCCGGGGGTTCGCATGAGATGGAGCAAGCGCGATACCGCGGCGATCATCGACATGCGCGACCGCAAGCAGCTCCCCTGGAAAGTGATCGGCGCGGCGTTTCCCGGCCGCACCGACCATGCCTGCAAAACCCATTATTACCAATCAACCAAGCCGGCCGTTCCGCGGCAGTTGATCTTCGCGATCCAGGCGCCTGCAGCGCCTGCCAGCGGGCGCACGATGTCGACCGCGGCACTGATCGCCGATCAGGATCTGCGCAACCGGATCGCCGTTCTCGGCCCTAACGGGCTATTCGGCGATCCGATGCCAGGCAGATCGGCGCTCGATCGCAAACGCGCTGGCGGGGCCGTATGACCGCCGTCCAGATCAACATCCTGCAAACCCTGTCCGCCGGCGGCCAACGCGCCGACGCGCTCGCCAGCGTTGTCTGTCGCCTGGTTACGGAGGGTGCCGAGCTGGGCGCGCTCGAGGAGCGGCAAATCATTGGCGCTGATGGCGTCCTGGTTCGAACCGTAAAGCTGATTCCGAGGGTCTGGCTGGAGCGGCTCGACCGGGCAGTGGACGTCGGCGCGCTCGAGCGAATGAGCGTCACCGACATCGTCGATCGAATTCTCGGCATGCCGCTGCCGGAGCACGTCGAAACCGAAGCCACCTGAGTTGCTTGCGCGTCCCGTTTAATTCAACGCATCACGAGATTTCAATGTCTGCAAATGACCGCGCCAAGCGGCGGCCACGACGCATCGCTGCGGATGAGGCACACTCCTGGGCGCGCAATCTGCGTCTCGGCAACATTCAAGCCAAGCTGGTTTTGAGCATGCTGTCGCTGTACGTCAACGGCGACGGCATCTGCTGGGTCAGCGCCGGCGCGCTGGCCGAGGATTGCGAGCTGTCGGATGATACTGTGCGCCGGCGCCTGGCCTGGCTCGACCAGATCGGAGCGGTCGCCAGGGTGCCGCAATGGATCGACGAAAACGGCAGCCGCAACGGCGATGGCAAGGGTCGCCGCACCACCGATAAAATCAAGCTGCTGTACGACGCCGACGCCGATGATATCGAGGCGCGCGCCGCCGGCGAAACCGTGCCAGAAAAGCCAGCGATTTCAACCGAGATTAGCCTCCTCCAGCAGCGGAGGCTAAATGAGCCGGAGGGTCCGGCCGGCACCGGGTTAGCCTCCGCCCAGCATCCGCAGTGTGGCGGAGGCCTAATCTCTGAACCTGAACCTGAACCTGAATCTCCCCAAACCCCTCCGGGGTCGAAAGAGAGCGACGTTCAGTTTGAAAGCGAACCGGAGGACTTCGGGCCAGCATGGCAATCCTGGCGCGGTCACGAGATTATGCGGCGCGATCTCGCTCTCGCCGAGTTCCGGCTGCTGTCGATCGAAAAGCAGCGGCTCTGCAGGGCAGCGATCCCATATTTCAACGCGCTGCAGGCCACGTTCAAGCGCGACACGGTCACTAATTTTCATATCTGGATCCGCCAAAAGGGGTTTGACGAGTTTCCGACCGCAACTCTCGGAGCTGCGCCTGGCGCTGTTCCCGATCGCCGCTGGGTTTGCGGCGACGAACTCGCCGGACTCATGGTCGCGCTGCGGATGGCCGATCGGTCGACGCCTGCGCTGGCTGACCATCCCGAGTTTGGTCGCGGTTACTGGACCACAGCGGGGCCGCGTCCGGATCTCGCCGCGATGGCAAAATTCCAAGGCGATGATCCCTTGAGCTGGCCGATCGCCGATCGCGGCACAGGCCCGTGTGCTGCCTGGCGCGATCGATTGAAGCTCTGGCTTGGCGGCGAGGTCGAACCGAGGAAGGTGTTTCTCGAGCCGTTCGATTCCAAGGTTCACGGTCTGCCGCACAACCATCCCGATTTCAAATTCCGCCGTTCGTCGGCTGGTCTGCCGGCGCCTGCGCCGTGGCCGCCGCATCGCGACGGAACGTGGCCTGAAAATTCCGGCGACAGCGAGGTGGCATGATGATTCAGCAGCGCGATTATTTCAGGGGCGAAATCGTCGGCACTGTGGATCTGATGCGGATTTATGGACCGCTCGATGTTCCGGTTTCTCCGCGTCGCTGGTATATGCTGCAGGTCTACGCGCATCGCGAATTCAAGGTGATGAAGGCGTTTTGCCAACGCAACATCAGCGCCTGGTTGCCTCTGATCAAGACGTCTCAGCAGGTTACGCGCTATCGTCGCAGCTATGAATACCTGTCACAGCAAAACGTGACTTTGCCTTTGATTTCGGGGGTTATTCTGATTCCTGATTTCGAGGCCAACGGCGGTCGATGGCAAACGGTCGAAGACATCATCGGCATCTATCACATGGACCAATGCGTGCCGTTTCTGACGCCGGCGATGCTCAATGACCTTCGCAACATCGAGGCGATCGGCAATACGCCGAAAAGCAAGCGCGCACACAAATTCGAGATTGGCGAACTTGTCAGGGTCACCAGCGGTCCGTTTCGGTCGTTCTGCGGTCGCGTCGAGCGATTTGACTCCAAGGGACGACTCAGCGTAGGCGTGGACATCTTCTCGCGCATCACTCCGGCGGAATTGTCGGAAGATGACATCGAAGCGGTCTAGCGGCCAAGGTCGCGTAGACGTTTCGAACGAAGGCGGACAAGGCCTTCGGCGCATCGGTCGGCTCGATCATCGAGTCAACCGTGTGAGTGCGGCGTGAAGCAAGCCCTGCAGCAATGCGGGGCTTTTTTAATGCCATAGGTTACTCGCCGCTATTGACTGCAGCGGCTTGCTGTGAAGTTCGCAAACGAACCTTCATGACCTGGGAGGCCGATATGTAACCGGCATCGCAATGGACGCATCCGAAGCCCGGCACGGCAACGTGTCGGGCTTTTGCGTTCATAGGTATGTCGGCGCGCGAACGATCCAACGCTGCCCATGACCAGCACCGAGGCAACTCCCGCGATCGAGGTTACGACGCGCAATGGGACCGTGCTTCGTTGCTGTTCAAGCGATCTCATCCGTTGTGCCTGGGATGCGAAGCGCTGGGCAGGGTGACGGCAACTGCGGTGACCGACCACGTGGTTCCGCATAAGGGCGATGCCGCAAGGTTCTGGGATCAGTCGCTCTGGCAGCCGGCCTGTCGCTGGCATCACGACGTCGTCAAGCAGCGCCTCGAGTTGATGTTCGAACGTGGAGCGCTGCTGCTCGCCGACCTGTGGCTGGACAGCGCCGTCGCTGTCGCGCTGTCGAAGCGGCTTGGCTCATCAGTCGGCGCCGATGGCTGGTCGGTCTGAGCTGCCGGGTGGGGGTGTGCAATTCCTTCGGGCCTGGTCGCTCCGGACCGGCGCCAAACAATCACACGCAAAAAGTTCGAATTAAATACAAAAAGCCACTTCCATGCGCGGTGCAAAGCCCAAACTCAAAAACGTCATTCCGATGCGCCCGGATGACGTTGAGGCCGAGCGGCTCCGCAAGAAAGCGACGCGGCGAGCCATCCGGCAGCTGATGCCGCCGGGTCTGACGCCGGACCTGTCGAAAGAATACCAGCGGGTCGCGAAGATCCTGGCCGATCCGACCGTCGACCGGCTCAAGCCGCGCTACATCGACACCATCATGGAATATTGCCGGGCGACGCGGCGGCTGCACTTCTTTCGCGACGCAATGCCGACGCTCAATCTGGAAATCTACCGCGTCAAATCGCGCAACGGCGACCAGGTCAAGAGCCACCCGTATGTGGCCCAAATGAACGAAACCTGGCGCCAGTGGCGCTCGCTGGTCGCCATGCTCGGCTTATCGCCGACCGACGAGCGCAATCTGCTACCGGGACAAGGCGACCTGTTCGATGAAGCGGAAAAATACTTCTAAGGCCGCCGCGGCGCCCGTTGCGCCGCCGGCCGTCGACGTTGCCCAGGAGCCGACGCGGCTTGTGTTGCGCACCCGCGAGGAAACCTGGCCGATCGGCCGCATCAAGCCTTACGAGCGCAATGCCCGGCTGCATCCGCAGGGCCAGATCGACCAAATCCGCGCCTCTTACCGCGAATTCGGCGAGGTGCAGCGGGTGGTGGTCGACGAGTCCGGCGAATTGATCGCCGGCCACGGCCGCCACGAGGCGCTGCGGCAGGAAAACGTCGCCGATGTCCGCGTGGTGGTGGCGATCGGCTGGACCGACGAGCAGAAGCGCCGGTTCCGCCTGATCGACAACCAGCTCGGGCTCAACTCGACCTGGGACGAGAAGCTGCTCAAGGCCGAGGTTCTGGAATTGAACGGCCTGGGCGTTGATGTCGGGCTGCTCGGCTTCGAACCGGGCCGCATCGCTGGCTTGCTCCACGAGGCGCCAGCGGGGCTCACCGATCCCGACGATGCGCCGCCGGCGCCGGTTGTGCCCACCTCCGCCCGCGGCGACGTCTGGCTTCTGGGGCGCCACCGGCTGCTATGCGGCGATAGCACCAACCCGGCCGACGCCACCCGCGTCCTGGCCGGCGCCAAGCCGCATCTGATGGTCACGGATCCGCCCTATGGCGTGAAGTATGATGCCGGCTGGCGCGTCCGCGCCGGCCACGGCAGCGATGGCCAGGCGGTCGGCGTAGTCCTCAATGACGATCGCGCCGATTGGCGCGAGGCCTGGGCGCTGTTTCCCGGCGACGTTGCCTACATCTGGCACGCCGGCAGCCACTCCGGCGCCGTAGCAAATTCGCTCGAGGCCTGCCGGTTCAAAATCAGGGCCCAGATCATCTGGGTCAAGCAGCGCCACGTGTTCGGCCGCGGCGATTATCATTTTCAGCACGAGCCGGCGTTCTATGCCGTCAAGGACGACGCCGACGAGCAATGGCATTTCGTGCCCGAGCACGAGGTGGCGTCCTACACGGTTCGCGACGGCAAGCCGGGCCACTACGAGGGCGGCCGCAAGCAGTCGACCGTCTGGAACATCGAGCACATGAAATCCGAAACCGGCCACTCGACCCAGAAGCCGGTCGAATGCATGAAGCGGCCGATCGAAAACAATTCGCAGCCGGGCGAAACGATTTACGAGCCGTTCTCCGGCTCCGGGACCACGATCATTGCCGCCGAAATCACCGGCCGTAATTGCTTCGCGATCGAACTAAACCCGCTCTATGTCGATATCGACGTGGTGCGCTGGCAAAATTTCACCGGCCTTGCGGCCACGCTCGAGGGCGACGGGCCGAACCTTCGCCGAAATCGTCGCCGAACGCGCCGCCGAGATCGAGGCCGCGTTAGATGCCGATGAGCGGGTCGCCTAATGCCGGCGGCACCGCGTCGGACCAGGTCGACGAGCCCGAGGCCGACGAGGTTACCGCCTACGCCAGCGCGGTCGTGGCCGGCGATATCGTGGCCGGGCCGCTGGTCCGCGCCGCTTGCGCGCGGCATCTGCAGGATCTGCTGACCGGCGCCGAGCGCGGCCTCTCGTTCAACGTCGCCGCCGCGCAACGGGCCATCGGTTTTTTCGCGACCGTGCTCACCGTCGAGGTCGAGGGCCGCGACGAATACGACGAGATTGTTACCTGGTCGATTCCCTTCGTGCTGCAGCCCTGGCAGGCCTTCATTGTCGGCTCGCTGTTCGGCTGGAAAAACGCGCAAGGGTTTCGCCGCTTTCGCCGCGCCTATGTCGAGATCGGCAAGGGCAACGGCAAGTCGCCGCTCGCCGCCGGCATCGGCCATTACATGATGCTGTCTTGCGGAAAAATCCGCGCCGAAATTTATTCCGCGGCGACCGACAAGGATCAGGCCGCCATTCTGTTTCGCGACGCGGTCGCGATGTACGAGCGCTCGCCGGCGTTGCGCCGGCGCCTCAAACCGAAGGGCGCTAATCCGGTCACCGAGCTGCTGACCAAAAAGCCGGGCGTTAATTCGTTCTTCAAGACCATTGCCTCGGAAAAGCGCGGCAAGTCCGGCATTCGTCCCTATTGCGCGCTAATCGACGAGGTCCACGAGCATCCGGACAATTCCGTTATCGAAATGATGCGGGCCGGAACCAAGGGCAATCAGGAAGCCCTGCTGTTCGAGATCACCAACTCCGGCTTCGACAAAAAAACCGTATGCGGCCAGGAGCATGATTATTCCGCGCAGATCCTGACCGGCACGGCCGAGAGCGACGCCTGGTTTGCTTACATCGCATGTCTGGATGAGGCCGACGATCCGTTCGAGGACGAGGCGTGCTGGCCGAAGGCCAACCCGAACCTTGGCGTCTCGATCCAGCTGCCATTCATCCGCGAGCAGGTACAGGAAGCCCGCGGCATGCCGTCGAAGGATGGCCTGGTCCGCCGGCTGCACTTCTGCCAATGGACCGAAAGCGAAAACTCGGCGATCCCGCGCAAGACCTGGATGGCCTGCGAGGGCGCAGTCGATCCCGACAAGCTGACCGCCGATGGCTTTCCCTGTTTCGGTGGCCTCGATATCTCCCGCACCCGGGATTTGACCGCGTTCAGTCTGACCTGGTTGCTGGACGCGACCAAGGACCAGTGGCGTTTCGCGCAGAAGACCTGGTTTTGGACGCCAAAAACTACGCTTCGCGAGCGCGCCAAGTCCGACCGCGCGCCGTATGAGCTTTGGGTGGAGCAAGGGTTTCTCGAGGCCGTACCTGGTCCGCGCATCAAATATTCCTGGCTCGCCGACGCGCTGCTTGTGCTGAACGCGCGTTTCCATCCGGTCATGATCGGCGGCGATCAATACGGCCTCGAGCAGCTGCAGGAGGCGCTCGGTGCGGTCGGCGGCACGCTGCCGATCGAGGTGCATCCACAGGGCTTTCAGCGTCGGGTTATGGGTGAACGCTCCGGCGATCACACCAACGAAACCGGCGCCGACGACATCGTGCTGTGGATGCCGGATTCCATCAACAAGTTCGAGGCCGCGCTGCTCGAGCAGCGGATCACAATCGATCCGAATCCCGTCATGCGCATGTGCGCCGGCGGCGTGGTCTATGAACAGAACCGAACAGGGCACCGCATGTTTGCCAAGGACAAGGCCACCCAGCGCATCGACGGCATGGTGTCCGGGGCCATGAGCATCGGCATTGCCACAACTTCAAAAACTAGCCTGATCACAGGCGCTGACGCTTTGACGGTGATCTGATGGGACTGTTTTCAGGCGTCGGCTCCGCGGTTCGCATTGTAGCGGACATGTTCGATCCGAACGGCAAGCGCGACATGTCGAATCCGCAATATTGGGCGGATTTCGGCGGCACGCTCAGTCTGGCCGGCGTCAACGTGACCGAGCGGCGGGTGTCGCAGCTCGGCGCCGTGCAGGCGGTTCGCTTCGGCCTGGCCGGCGCGATGTCGTCGCTGCCGGTCATGGTCTACAAGCGCGGCAAGAACGGCGCCCGCAAGGAGATGCCGAAGCATCCCTTGACCGCGCTGCTCGCCAGGCCGAACGGATGGAACACGCAGGCGGAATTTTTCGGCGAGATCGCCTGGCATCTGTCGTATTGGCGCAACGCCTATTGCGTGATTCATCCCGGCACCGATTATGCCATCGGCTCGCTGGAAATCCTGCACCCGCGGCGCCTGGCGCGGATCTGGCGCGGCCTCGACGGCCACGTCTATTACACCTTCAATCCGCCGGCGACGATCGCGCAGCCGTCGACGCTGCTCGCTGTCACCTATCGCGATGACTCGATCTGGCATTTGCGCGCCAATCCATTGAGCGAGGATGGTCTGCTCGGTGTGCCGATCTGGGAAACCTCCCGCGACGTGTTCGGCCGCGCCATCGCCGTGCATGAATACGGCGACGTATGGTTTCAGAACTCCGGCCAGTCCGGCGGCACGCTCGAGCATCCCGGCAATTTCAAGGACAAGGCCGACGAAAAGTCTTTTCTCGAATCCTGGCGCGAGGCCGGCACGGGTCGCAATCGCCACAAGGATCGGCTGCTCAAATTCGGCGTCAAATATAATCCGATCAAGGTCACCAACGCCGAGGCGCAGCTGCTCGAGACCGAAAAGAGCGCCGACGTCGATATTTTCGGGCTCTGGAGTTTCCCGCCGCATCGCGCCGCGCGGCTCGACCGCGCCACAAATAACAACATCGAGCAGCAATCGCTCGATTTCGTGATCTACAGCCTGGCGCCGCTCGCCATCGCGCTCGAGCAGGGCGCCGAGCGCGATCTGTTGCTGGAAAATGATGACGGCCGGCTATTCGTTGAATTCAATTTCAATGCGCTTTTGCGCGGCGATCTGCGCAGCCGTTATGCCGCCTACCTGATCGGCCGGCAGGGCGAGTGGCTGTCCGCTAACGACGTACTGCGCTTTGAAAATATGAACCCGCGCACCGATCCGGACGGCGACACCTACGTCAATCCGATCACGAAAACCGCGCCGACCAGCGTCGGCGGCGAGGATGATCCGGCGCAGCAAAATTCCGGCAACAAACCGGGCAATGGCAACAAGGACAAAACCGATGGCGGCAATGGCAACGAAAAGCCCTGAGTTGCGTGACGTGATGCTGCAGCTCGCCGCCATCGATCCGCTGGTCGCGCTCGATGTCGCTTGCCTGTCCGAATATCTGTTGCGTGCCGCCGGCGTCGAGCCGGCGCCGCGGCTCGCCGCTTCGGCCGCGAGCGGCGGCAAGAGCGGATCAGTCGCGATCATACCCGTGCACGGCGCGCTGTATCCGCGTGGCGGCCGAAGCCTCTACGGATCCTTTACCGGCATGGACGGCCTGCGCAGCCAGGTCGCGGCCCATGCTGCGGATCCCGACGTATCGGCGATCATCGCGCATTTCGACTCGCCGGGCGGCACCGTCGCCGGCACGCCGGAAACCGCCGCGGCCTTCAAGGCGGCGGCAACGCAAAAGCCGGTCATTGCCATGGTCGATAGCCTGGCCGCGTCGGCGGCCTATTGGATTGCCTCGCAATGCTCTGAAATCGTGATGGCGCCGTCTGCCGATGTAGGCTCGATCGGCGCCATGATCCTGCACGCCGATGTGTCGGACGCCTTGAGCCAAATGGGCGTCAAAATGACCATGATCCGTTCGGCGCAATCGCCGCAGAAAAACGAGGCGCATCCGTTCGCGCCGCTGTCGGATGATGCGCGTTCGTTCCTGCAGGGCCGTGTCGACGAAGCCGGCACCGATTTTATCAAGGCGGTTGCGTCTGGGCGCCGCGTTACCCAGGCCAAGGTCAGGGACGAATTCGGCCAGGGCCGCGTCTATGGCGCCAAGGACGCGCTGTCGCGCGGCATGGTCGATCGCGTCGCCACGCTGGACGATGTCGTTGGCGGCCTGCAGCAAAAGCGCGCCGCCACCGGCCGGCGCCGCTCGGCCTTCCTGTTCGAATAGCCAAACTTTTTCACGCGTTCTCAGTCGCTCCACCCGCGTCCGCCCGGACAGCGGGGCAATGGGCGCATCTGTCCGGGCAATCACAAGGAGATGATCCCATGAAGGATCTGAAGAAACTGCGCCAGGCCCGTATCGCCAAGGCCCAGAACGGCAAGACCAAGCTGGCGGCGTTGAATGCGTTGCTCGAGAAGGCCGAGCTGACCGAAGCCGAGACCGCCCAGCTGGCGGCGCTCGAGGCCGAAATCGACGTTCTCGAGGGCGAAGTGAACGCGCTCGACGTCGAGATCGCCGCCGAGGAAAAGAAGGCCAAGCTCGCCACCCTGTTCACCACCACGGCCGGCCTGATTCCGGCCCGTTCGATCCAGGTCAACGATCTCAATCCCGAGACCACGGGCGGTTTCCGCAACGTCGCCGATTTCGCGATCTCGGTTCGCAGCGCGCTCACTGGCGGCGGTTTCGATCCGCGGCTCGGCGCCGCGCCGGCGAATTTCCAGCAGAACCAGGGCGGCGCCGGCGAAGGCTTCCTGACGCCGACCGACTATCGCGACCAGATCTGGGCTCTGGCGTTTCCCGACAATGATCTGCTCAGTCTGTGCAACCCGGAGCCGACCAACTCGAATGCGATTTCGCTTCCGAAGGACGAAACCACGCCTTGGGGCGCGGCCGGCGTTCAGGCCGGTTGGCGGATCGAGGCTGGCCAGATGTCGGCGACCAAGGCTGCGATCACCGGCGCCATGATGCAGCTCCACGAGCTGTATGCCTTCGTGATCGCGACCGACGAGTTGATGAGCGACGCGCCGCGGCTGAATGCCAGGCTCACCGTTCAGTCCGGTCGAGCCATCAACTGGAAAGCGTCGGACGGCGTCATGTGGGGCGATGGCAACGGCAAGCCGTTGGGCTTCATGAACTCGAAAGCGCTGGTGACCGTTGCCAAGGATGCCGGCCAGGCCGCCAAGACCCTATCTGTCAACAACATTGCTTCGCAGCTGGCGCGGCTGCTGGCGACCGGCGGCAATCCGGTCTGGATTGCCAACCGGGACATTCTCCCGCAGCTGATCGCGCTCGTGATCGGCAACCAGCCGGCTTGGGTGCCATTCAATCAGGGCCTCGTCGGCGGTCCCGGCGGCTACCTGCTCGGCTATCCCGTGTACTTCAACGAGCACGCGCAGACGCTGGGCACGCTCGGCGACCTCGTGCTGGCCGATCTCACTGGCTATGCGCTGGCCAGCAAGATCGGGCAGGGCATCGAGTTCGCGTCATCGATCCATCTGTTCTTCGACTACAACATGTCGGCGTTCCGTTGGACCTTCCGTCTCGGCGGCCAGCCCTATCTGTCGGCGCCGGTCGCGCCGGCGAATGGTGCGAACACCAAGTCGCATTTCGTCGCGCTCGCTGCCCGGTAATCCGGCCGCAAATATTGGCCCGCGCGCTACGGCCGCGCGCGGGCTGCTCGTTGCCTTCCGCCCTTCAATTCATTCAAACCGAAAGGGACACCTGATGTCCGAAATCAACCTCAAGCCGTCGCAGCGCGTCGGCATTCTCACTGCAATCGATCCCGTGTCATCTGCCGCCCTGAAAACCTCGGCCTGGGTCGACGCCACGCTCTACCACAATATTTTGGCGTTGATCGACGTCGGCGTGATCGCTGCGACCGGCACCCTCGACGCCAAGCTGCAGCAGGCGACCGATAACGCCGGCACCGGCGCCAAGGACATCGCCGGCAAGGCGATTGTGCAGATGACGCAGGCCGCCGGCGCCGGCAATCAGCAGGCGCTCATCAACCTGAAGCAGGAAGAACTCGACATCAACAACGGCTTCAAGTTCGTGGCGTTGAAGATCACGCCGGCTGTGGCCGCTTCGCTGATCTCTGGCGCGCTGCTCGGCTTTGATCCGCGCTACGGCTCGGCCTCCGACACCGTCAACGAGAATGCGACGGTCGTCCAGGTCATCTAACGCGAACCCGCCGGCGCGCGATTCAAACCCGCGCGCCGGCGCACTGCCGGCAAACAGACAGAGGCCGCCATGCTCCGCGTCATCACCAAAGCAGATGCCGATCCTGTCTCGCTTGAAGAGGCCAAAAAGCATTTGCGCATCGATTATGACGATGACGATGACACGATCGCGGCGCTGATCTCGGCCGCGACGTTGCAGGCGCAGAGCGTGACGCAACGCCGCTTTGTCACCCAGACCGTCGAATATGTTTTGCAGCACTGGCATCATCCGATCGAGCTGCCGATCAAGCCGGTCGCCAAGGACGGCGTCGTATCGATCACATATGTCGATTGGGTAACGCAGGCGCCGCTGGTGCTCGACCCGTCGCAATATGTCGTTAAGACCGATGGCGAAACGGTCTCCATCATCCGGGCCTATTCCGTAATTTGGCCGCTGGTTTTCAAATTCTCACCCGAGCCGATCGTCATTCAGTTCAAGGTCGGCACCGCCGTTGCAGATGTGCCGGCCAACGTCAAAGCCGCGATCAAGCTGACGGTCGGGCATCTCTACGAAAACCGGCAAGACGTAATCATCGCATCCACCCGATCGGCGATTGCTGAATTGCCGCTGGGCGCGATGTCGCTCTTGCTTTCCGAAACTTGGTAACTCTCACAAACCCAGGAGGCTGCTCATGTCGCTTACAACCACCATTCGTTCGTCGATTGCCGGCGAATATATCCGAAGCGTTGGCGGTCGTCCGATCGTCGACGACATTCCGCCGAGCCAGGATTTGCTGCTCGCCAGCGGCACCGGCGCCGGCGCCGCCGACATTGCGTTTTCCGATCACCGCACCCTGGCGTCGGCGACCAGCGAAAACCTCGATCTATCGGGCTCGCTGACCGACGCGTTCGGCCAGCTCATCGCGGCCGTGCATGTGAAAGCGATCGAGATCCACGCCGACGAGGCCAACACCACCAACCTGACAGTCGGGGCCTCCGGCGCCAATGCGTTCCAGGGGCCGTTCGCGGACGTGACCGATGGCCTGGTCATCAAGCCGGGCGGTCGCCTGGTGATCGCGGATCCTGTCGGCTGGCCCGTTGTGGCCGCCACCGGCGACATTCTCAAGGTCGCCAACGCCGCCGGCGCCGCGGCGTCGTACACCGTCAAGATCATCGCGGCGTCGGCGTAACCGCTCATGACCATCGGCTCCCTTCGCGAACGTGTCCGCTTTGAAAAGCGCGGCCAGGCCGACGACGGCCTTGGCAACGTGCAATCCGGGCCGTTCGCGGAGGTGTTTACCTGTAGCGCGGAGATCCTGCCAAGGCTCGGCAGCGAGACCGTGCTGGCGGCGCGGCTGGCCGGCACCCAGCCGATGCTGATCACGGTTCGAATGTGTGCGGCGATCAAGGATATCGCTGCCGATTGGCGCATCGTCGATGTCAGGAAAAAAGTCGTCTACGACATCAAGGCATTCAGTAATCCCGACATGAAGCGGCAATATCTGGAAATTCTGGCGGTTGCAGGAGTGGCGACATGAGCAACAATCCCAGCGTGCGCCAGTTCCGGACCGATATGCTCGACCTGGTCAACAAGGCCAAATACAATTTCCATCAGGAAATACTGGCGATGGCCGACGAGCTGGTCGGCAACATTCAGAGCGCGATCGAGCATAGCGTGTCCGGCAATCTTAAAAAGTCGGTTCGCAAAAAGGATGTGTCAACGGCCGACGAGACCAAGCTGTCGGTCCTGGTGCTGGCCGGCGGGCCGCTGACCACCAAGCGCGAGGCCTCGGGATCCTTCGACTACGCGCTGGCCGAGGAATTTGGCACCCGCAGGGAAGGACCGCGGCCGTTCTTTTACAACACAGTCCGCTTCTACAAGGCGCAAGCCGAGGAGAAGTACCGCGAGACCCTCGAACAGACGATCGAGGAAAACAATAAGGTTCGCGGCCTTCGCGCCAACAATTACAACAACGTCGGAGTCAACTCTGTGCGCTTTGGGATAACGATGCAGACCAGGACGACAATTTCGTCAGGATATCGCGGCGCCGTCGTCATTCAAAAGCGCAGCTGATGCTGACCGATCCAAGCCTCGACATTCAGTCTGCGATCGTTGCCGCGCTTAAGCCGGTTCTGCCGGATACGCTTGGCGCGCGGATCTATGATTCCGTCCCGGCGCCGGTCGCGCCGGCGACCTTTGTGGCGTTTCCGTATGTCACCGTTGGCAATGGCGACGTGATGCCGGAGCTGGGCGAGGGTACTGACTCGGCCGACACCATGATCCAGGTCGACGCCTGGTCACGTGAGGTCGGTTTTGGCGAGGTCAAGACCGTGGCGCGCGCGATCATCGCCGTGCTGCACGATGCCGATTTGCAAGTTCCGAACCAGCGTAACGTGTCGATCCTGCTTCACTCCGCCACCTACCTCCGCGATCCAGACGGCCTGACCCGTCACGCGGCCCTGCAATTCAAAATTCAAACCGACGCCAACTAAGGAGAATGCCGCAATGACCAAGGCCGCAACCATCAAATTTTCGCAGTTTCTGATCCAGCTCGGCAACGGCGCCGACCCGGAAGTGTTCGCGTCGCCATGCGGATTGAATTCGCGCGGTTTCGACCGCACCGCGGCTACCAGCGACACCAACGTGCCGGATTGCGATAATCCCGACGCGCCGTCCTGGCTGGAGCGCGACGTCGTTTCGCTGTCGGCGAGCCTTAGCGGATCCGGCGTGGTCGCCGACGAGGACTTCGATACCTGGGACGCCTGGTTTACGGCCGCGACGTCGAAAAACGTCCAGATCAAGCTCGGTAACCGCACCTGGCTCGGCCCGATGAAGCTGTCCAGCCTCAAGGTGTCTGGCCAGCGCGGCCAGCGCGTGACCTTCACCGCGACGCTGGATTCCGATGGCGAGCTGGTCCGGCAGTGAGTGCGGACGGCGCCCTTTCGCTGTTCTGGGGTGATGGCGAGCAGCGGTTTCGCTTTGCCATCGGCCAGTGGCGCGAGCTGCAGGAAAAGGTCAACGCGCGGCGCATCGCGATCGGTGCGCCGGCGATCGGCCCGACCACGCTGCTCAATGCGCTGCGAGCTAAGGATGCGTGGCCGGATGACATCCGCGACATCCTCCGCCTCGGCCTGGTCGGCGGCGGCCTGACGCCGCAGGAGGCGCATCGGCTGCTGGCAAACTATTTCGACGGCAAGCCGCCATTCGAGCACATGCAGCCGGCGTTCCTGATCCTGTTCGCAGGATTGGTCGGCGTGCCGTCCGATCCGATAGGCGCAAAAAAAAAGAGGCCACGGGTAAGGACGAGCCGATCAAATTCTCCGTCGTCTACGGCAACGGCGCAGCCATAGGCTTTACGCCGCGCGAGGTCGACGAGTGCTCGTTCTGGCAGCTCAATGCGGCCATCGACGGTTACAATAAAGCCAACGGCGGCGAGGAAAATCTCGATCCGCCGTCTGATGCTGAATTCGATGAACTCTTGGAAATGGCCGCCTAATGGCTAACGACCTGGTTGCGCAGCTTGGCGCTCGGCTGGATCAATTCGCCACTGATTTGAATCAGGCCGGCGACATGGCGGATTCCGCCGTGAGCCGGATTGAGGCGTCGTTTTCCAATCTGAATCCGAGTTTCGGCGGTCTCGCCAGTCTCGGCGGCATCGCGGCCGGCGCAATCGCCGGCGTCGCTGGGCTGCTGGCGGAGTTGAAGAACGTTAACGCCGAGCTGGCCCAGATCGGGCAGGCGGCGCAATACCTCAACACCACCACCGATCAGGTGCAGAAATTCCAATTCGCCGGCACCACCCAGGGCATCAGCAGCGAGGAATCGCTCGCCAACCTGCAGAACGTCGGCCGGCTGCTCAACGATGCCAACGTCAACGAAAATTCGCTGACAAGGCTGCTGGATGAAAACGGCATCCAGTATAAGAACCAGGCCGGCCAGCTCATCAGCATCAACCAGCTGTTGTCGATCGGCGCCGACCTGGTCAAGAACGCCGGCACCAATGCCGACAAGACCACGATTGCGCAGATGCTTGGCCTGACCCAGCAATGGGTTCCCGCGCTCGAGCAGGGCGCCGCTGGCTTCAACAAGATTGCCGAGAGCGCGCAGGCCGCCGGCGGCATCATCGACAGCGCCACCATTGCCAAGGCGCAGAATTTCGACGCCGCTTGGAAGCAATCGTCGGCGCTGCTGGCTGTCCAGTTCAAATCGGTCATGGGCGACGTCGCGGGGTATCTCGACGACCTGATTGCCAAGGCGCAGAGCTTCGTCGAGGAACTCAACAAGGCCAACGGCAGCAGCCCTGGTTCTGGCCAGACCAAGTTCAACGCCATTGCCGACATGATGCAGGTGGCGTCGAACGATGCGGCAGGGCTCGCCCAGAACCTCGACCAGGTCAATCGGGTGCTGGATTATCTCAACCAAAAGGGCGCGGATCCGCAAATCATCGCCGGCATCGAGGCTGTGCGAGAGAAGGCGCAGGCCGCGGCCGACGCGCTGATGGCGGCGGGACAAGCGGAATCTAAGCTGGCGTTTCCGGGCGGCGTTCCGTTGCCGGGCTCACGTCCGGCCGCGGCCAACGCGCCAAACCCGGATCCGACAACCATCCCGAAGCGCAAGACCGATGATTCTGAGGATGCGTTCACCCGCGCCGAAAATCAGATCATCAAGCGCACCGAGGATTATAAGGCGCAGACCGCGACGATCGGCGAAAACACCCAGGCCAAGGTGCAGGCCAAGGCTATCGCGGATCTGCAAACCGCCGCCGATCGCGCCGGCCTTACGCTGACCGACCAGCAAAAGCAGAAGATGCTGGATCTCGCCGCGGCCGAGGGCGTCGCCGCGCAGGCGGCGGCCGACCGCAATCAGAAGCTGCAGCAGCAGAACGAGCTGATGGCGGCGATCGGCGATCAGTCCATCTCTGTGCTGGATGGCATTCGAACCGGGAGCCTCACCGCGGCCCAGGCCGTCACCCAGCTTACCAACTATCTGATCACGGCGATCGAGAAGGCCGCGCTGCTCGGCACCGGGCCGCTCGCCGGTTTTTTTGGCACCGCGGCCTCGGCGGGATCCGGAACCACCGGCGGCGCCATCGGGTCGATCGCCAGCATGCTGGGCTTCAATGGTGGCAGCGGCGTCGGCAGCTATGGGCAGGCCTCGAACGCGACCGGGCTCGGCGCCGGCACCGGCGGCATGTCGTTTCCGATGTTTGCCGCCGGCACCGATAGCGCGCCTGGCGGCATGTCGCTGGTCGGCGAAAACGGCCCTGAAATCATGAACGTGCCGAAGGGCGCGCAGATCATTCCCAACGATGTCCTACGCAAGGGCGGCGGCGGCGACATCACGGTCAACCTGATCGAGGACTCGAGCCGGGCCGGCCAAACCCAGCAGAGCAGCAATTCCGGCGGCGGCATCGATCTCGCCGTCTTTGTCGATTCCATCACGGCCAAGAACGCTGCCAATCCCGGCAGCGCGACCAGTGCTGCGCTCAACAGTCGCGGCCGGGTGACGATGCGGTGAACCATGGTTGATGCGTGGCCCAACACACTGCCACAATGCTTCACGGTCGGTTATGCCGATGGTGAGGGCGACGGCTTGATTGAGACGTCTCCGGATACCGGGCCGCCGATCACGCGCCAGCGGTCGTCGGCGGTCGTTCGTCCGCTGTCGGGGTCGATGCGCATGACCACGGCGCAGATCGGGATCCTTCACACGTTTTTCAAAACGACCATTCTGGGTGGCTCGCTGCCGTTCAATTTTCCGGATCCGACCTTCGGCGGCACCATCCTGGTTAAATTCCCGAAGGGCGGCCAGCCTACGTGGCAGCAGACCGCGCCTGGCATCTATGGCGTTAACATCAAGCTGGACGTGTTGCCGTGAGAGTGCTGTCGCTCAACTTCCGCACCGCGCTGTTCTCGCGGGAAACCGGCGAGATACCGATTTTCCTGCTGACCATCACCCATCCGAGCATGGCCGATCCGATCCTGCTGTCGACCGACCCGACGACGCGGCTTTCGACTGATCCGCTGACTTACGGGACCGTCAGCCGTGGCATCACGTTTCAATATGCCGGCGTCAACGTGACATTGCCGGACGAGCAGGACAAATCGCCGCCGGCGTCGAAACTGACGGTTGCCAACGTGACCCAGAAGCTTGTCCCGCTGGCGCGCTCGGTATCGACGTCGCCATCGGTCAAGATCGAGGCTGTGCTGGCGTCGGCGCTCGATTCCGTTGAGCTGACTTTTCCGGCGATGGACATGACCAACCTGCAATATGACGTCAATAACCTGGTGTTCGATCTGACCATGGATGCCCTGGCGACCGAGCCCTATCCTGGCCTGACGATGGGACCGGCGTATTTTCCCGGCCTGTATTTGTAGATGGGCACGTTCGATCGGTTTGTCGGGCTGCCCTATCTCGACAAGGGCAGGGATCTCGCCGGCGTCGATTGCTGGGGCCTGGTGTGGATGGTGTACCGCGAGCTGCTCGGCATAGAGCTGCCGTCCTATTCCGACCGCTATGTAACAGGCTCCGATCGGCGCGCCATCGCGCGGCTGATCGCTGGCGAGCTAGACGAATGGCGAGAAATCACCGTGACGCTGGAGCAGCCGTTCGATTGCGTATTGATGCGGGAGGGTGGCCTGCCGCGTCATATCGGGATCGTCACCTCGGCTGGCATGCTCTTGCACGTGCAGCCTGGTGCTACCAGCCGGATAGAACGCTATCGCCACGGCCTGATCGCTGGGCGCGTCGTCGGGTTTTACCGATTTTCAGGCGGCGATGCATGAACCGGCTCATTCGATCATCGGTAGACGGCGAGATATTATCGCCGCGCGACAGGGTGCGTGCGGTCGGCAAATCTCACCCGCTCAATGGCGGCCGGATCGATTGCTATCTTCCGGCCGGATCATCGATTTCGGAAATTCTAACCGAGGCCTTGAGCGAGCGGCCTGGTGCGGTTCTCAATCGGGACTTTGCCGTCCATATCGACGGCCATCCGATCCCGCGCGAAAACTGGCACCGCGTTCGCGTCAAGAAGGGTGCTACCGTCACATTCACGCCGCGGCTCGGCCATGGCGATATGCTCAAATCGGTTCTGGGCCTGGTCGTGGCGGTCGGCGCGCTGATTGCTGCGCCTTATCTGGCTCCTGGCCTGGTCTCGGCCCTTGGCGGCATCGGCCTTACGGTATCGACGGGGATTGCGACCGCTCTGGCGACAGGCGGCATCATTCTGGCCGGCACGCTGGCGCTCAATGCGCTTTTTCCTGTCGCGCCGGCGCTGGACACCACGTCGACGCCGCTCAATTCAATCCGCGGCGCCAATAACCAGCTCGGCAGCGTCGACACGCCGGTCCCGGTTGTGCTCGGCAAGAGTCTGCAATCGCCGTTTTATGCGGCGAAACCCTACACCGAGATCATCGGCAACGATCAATATCTGCGCATGCTGTTCTGCCTCGGCTATGGGCCGCTGGCGATCGACAGCCTGCAGATCGGCGCCACGCCGCTGGCGAACTATACCGATGTAGAGATCGAGGTCCGGCAGGGGTTTCCCGGCGACGCGCCGACCACGCTCTATCCGGGCCAGGTCGATGAAGTTGATCTGGCGATCACGCTGGACAATACCGTGGATCCGGCCGGCGTGCAGGGCGGCCATGGCGTCTGGACCAGTCAGTTTACCTCGGCCCAAGCCGACGCTTTTTCGCTGGATGTGACGGCCACCCAAGGTGTCACTGCGACCGATGGCCAGGGCAATCCGTATCCCTGGCAGGTCCAGATCGCGACGCGCTACCGCCTGGTCGGCGCTGTCGGCTGGACCGCCGGGCCTGGCATGACGTTCACGCGCTCCTATAGCCCGACCAGGCAGGGCGTCTACGTCGCGGTCGCGCGCGGCCAGTATGAAGTTGCGGTGATGAAGGTGACCGGCAACGGCGATCCCTCGCACGTGCAGGATATCGTCGTTTGGTCCGCGCTGCGGTCGTTCAAGTCCGCGCCGCCGCTGGCATTTCCAAAGCCGCTGGCGCTGATCGACATGCGCATCAAGGCGACCAATCAGCTCAACGGCGCGCTTAATACATTCAATTGCATCTGCACATCGCTGGTGACCGGCTATTCCGGCGCCGGAAATGTCTGGAATGCCAACGTCGCGTCGCAAAATCCGGCCGATCTTTATCGCTGGGTATTGCAGGGGCCGGCTAACATGCGCCCGCGCGCCGATTCCGCGGTTGATTTCGACAGCCTGCAGGGGTGGTGGAACGAATGCACGCTGCAGGGCTGGAAATATAACGGCGTCGTCAACGCCTCCGGCGGTTCAGTCTATGGCAAGCTGTACGAAATCGCCGCGGCCGGCCGCGCGCGTCCGACCTTCATTGACGGCAAATGGGGCGTGATCTGGGACCAGCCGACGTCCTCCATCGTTCAGCATTTCACGCCGTGCAATTCCTGGGGCCTGCAGGGCCAGCACGCCTATGCCCAGCAGCCGGATGGCTGGCGCGTGCAGTTCATCAACGAGGCCAACGGCTATACCCAGGACGAGCGATACGTTTACGACGACGGCTTCGATGTCACCAACGCCACGTTGTTCGAGACTATTTCGTTTCCCGGCGTCACCGATCCGAACCTGGTCTGGCGCATGGGCCGCTTTCAGATCGCGCAGGCGCGGCTGCGTCCGGAAAAGATCAATCTGTCGGTAGGCTGGGAGCAGCTGATCTGCACCAGCGGCGACCGCGTCGCGGTTACGCATGACGTGCTGTTGATCGGTCTGGCGTCGGGTCGCGTCAAGTCTGTAGCCGGCCAGGTCATCACCTTCGATGAAACCGTCACGATCGTGGACGGAAAAACCTATGCGTTTCGGTTTCGGGTGCCCGACGATGCCAGGTCTATCCTGCGCGCGGTCGATCCGGAGCCGCTCGGCGTCGCGTTGGCAGAGGGTGATTATAATTCGCTGTCGCTGGTCGGCGATCTCAGTCTGGTCAAGGCCGGCACGCTATTCGGCTTTGGCGAGACCAATCAGGACTCGGCGATCTATCGCGTGTTCAGTATTGCGCAGCAGAGCGATCTTGTCGCGACGCTGACCCTGGTCGATGATGCGCCGGCGATCTCGCTGGCCGACCAGGGCGCGATCCCGCCCTATAATCCCAACATCACCATCCCGCCGGATCCGTTCACGCTGACCGTGCGGGATCTGCGCTACCTCGAGGTGATCGACGGCCAGGGCGCCTCGGTTCGCGCGCTGGTGCGGCTGATCTGGCAGGTGCCGCGGTTCGGCAGGATCACGGCTTTCGAGATCCAGTCGCAGGATAACGACGTCGGCGCGCCCTGGGGGACGGTCGACACGGTGCCGGCGCCGCTGACGACGGTCGACATTCCGTTGCTGTCGGCAGGCGTTTGGAGTTTCCGCGTTCGCTGTCTTTTCGATGACGGCACCGCCTCGGCCTGGGCGTCGCTGACCGGCCTCAATCTGCACGGCCTGACGTTTGCGCCGGGCGATGTCACCAATCTGCATATGGCGATCGTCGATGGCCAGACCGTGCTGGCCTGGGCGATCGTCGCCGACCAGCGCACGCTGAATTACGAGATCCGCAAGGGCACCAGCTGGGACGTCGGGCTATTGGTCGGTAACGCCGTGGCGCAGCCGCCGTGGCCGACAACCGGCGATGGCACCTATCATGTGCGGGCTTACGTGCTGTCGCCGTTCGGGCTGCGGATCTATAGCGTCAATGACGCCGAGATCACCATCGCCGGCTCGATCATTGCGCGCAATATCATCGTCTCGAAAGACGAACAGGCGACAGGCTGGACCGGCGCGCTCGATGGCGGCGTGATCGACGGCAGCTTTATCCGAACCGACGTCGCTCACGCGATTGCGACCAGCTGGGCCGCCGAGGTCGTGGCCCAGCTCGGCCTGACCGGCCTGCATATTGCGGTCTATCTATCGTCGACCAGGGTCGACATCGGGCAGGCCGCGGCCTGCCGGTTCTGGACCGAATTCGAGGCCGATGGGACTTTGATCGGCGAGGATTTTCTCGGCCAGGCCGATGTCTTGGGATCCGGCGACGCGCTCGGCGCCTCGCCGACGCGGTTTATCCAGGCATTTCCGATCTGGCATTTTGCCGCAACGGGGGTCGATGACGTGTTTGCGCCGGCCGACGTTTTCGGCCCGGCCGACGTGTTCACCGAAAGCGGCGTCGCCTATGATGACTGGGCGGCGGTCGCCACCGGCACGCGCGTCGCGCGTTATTTTCGACCCGGCTATGTGCTGATCACCTCGGATGCCTCCACCAACGCGACCGGCACCAAATTTTCCTGGTTTGTCGACGTGCCTGACCGCGAAGACGACTACACCGACCTGGCGGTGCCGAGCGCCGGCCTGAATATCACCTTTTACACCGGCGGTTATAACGCGACGCCGGCCGGCGGCACCTCGCCGCTGCCATTCAACGGCGGCCCGAACGGCTCCACTGTGCCGCACGTGCAAAGCGCCATCATCAATCCGACCGATGGCGACAGCATCAACATCACCAATCTCACGTCCGCCGGCTGCACCGTGAATGTCGTCAATGCCGGCGCCAACGTCACGCGCACCGGCGTCAATCTTCTGATCCGTGGTTACTAGGGGAATTCCGAAATGGCAGACATCAAGCAGCACGGCACCGCGGCGGTTGTCGCAGCGTTAGTTTCAATCGGCGCGCAGCAGGCGATGCCGCAAAAAACGCGCATCGTCGAAAAGCCGGTTTACGTCACGATCGGGACCAGCAAGCACGCCTGGCCGGATCTGTCGGATATCGAAAAGGCCGCACTCGCCGGCAAGGTCGGATTCCTGAAAGGCAGCAAGGTCGAGATCCTTTGCGGCGGCTCGGATTGCCGCGACCTGCAGACCGATCTCGATGACGTGTTCGAGGACGCCGGCGTTTCATCCGAGCGGGCATCGCCGTTCAACGCGCTGGGTTACGGCATCGCTGTGATCTATGGCGTTGGCGACTATGCCCACGCCTCGGCGCTGGCGGCCGAGATCAAGGCTGTGACCGCCGGCCGCGTGGCGCCGGCGGTTGAATCCGCAGCCCTGGTGCCGATCGACGGCCTGGTGATCGCAATCGGCAAACGGCCGCGCTGAAACCCGCGCCAAATCAAAATCCGAAAAAACAAAAAGGGCTAGATCGATGATGGATCGCGCATTTGTGCGGACGCTGGCGCTATGGCTGGCGCTGTGGCCGGCGGCGGCATCGGCCACCGTCAATGAATTGGTGCCGCCGACGTCCGGCATTTATACCGGCGTGCAGTTTAGCCAAAAGATCGGCGATGCGTTCCGATCGCTGGCGAGCTGCAACAAGGGGCCGACCGCGCCGGCCAATGTCGGCGGCGCGAGCGTCGATGGTCTGTGCTGGATCGATGACTCGGTCACGCCGTGGATCAAAAAACGCTATGTCAATGGCGGCTGGGCAGTCGAGGGCGCGCTCGATCCGTCTGATAGCTCGTTTGCCGGCGTGATCGGCGGCGGCATTGCCACGATCGCCGCCGGCGCGACCGTGGATCTCGGCTCGCTGCCGCAGGCCAATGTTTTGATCTCGGGCGCGGCGACCATCACCAGCCTGGGCGCGACGGCCGCGACCGGAATCGAAAAAACCATTCGGTTCGATAATTCGTGCGACCTGATTCCGTCGAATGCGCTGCTGGTGCCGGCTGGCTATCCGCTGCGGACGGCCGCCGGCGACCGCGCCAAGGTCACGCACCTCGGATCCGGCAATTGGGAAATCACGCAATTTACCCGCGCCAATGGGATCCCGATCGATCTGTCGGCGGTCGGAAAGCCCGCTTTCACCTTTGCGGTTTCGGTGCCGCCGCTGCATGTTGCCGGCTACGGCCAGGCGCTGTCGCGAGCGGCCTATCCCGCCTATTTTGCCCAGGTCACGCGCACGCAGAACGGCACCAGGACGGCCGGCAGCGCCACCGTCACCGGCATCGCGGATACCTCCGGGTTTGGCCCTGGCATGTATGTCGAAGGCACCGGCCTGGTTTCGTGCGTGATTGTCAGCGTTGTTGCCAATAGCTCGATCACGCTCAATTCGCCGGGCTGTGCGACATCATCCGGCACCTCGCCTGTAACCGTGCTTCCCTATGGCATGGGGGCGGGAGGCGTCGCCGGGACATCCATCGGCGTGCCGGATTGCCGCGCCAGGGTTATGGCCGGCCGTGACAACCAAAATCCCGGATCGTATGCCAGCCTGATGTCGTCGGTTTATTTCGGCGCCGATCCCAGCGTGTACGGCGCTATCGGCGGCGCCGAAAGCGTGCCGATGGCCGCGGGCAACCTGATCGCCCATACCCACGCCAATACGCTGTCCCTGACCGATCCCGGCCATTCGCACACCTACACCACCTTTGATGCGGTCGGCGTCGGCGCCGCCGGCGTCAGCGCTTACACCGCGATGTCGGTCAACAATGCCGGGCTCGGTTCGTCGGGTTTCACGACCAGCAGCACCGGCACCGGAATAACGGTCGGCATCACCAACGCCTCGGCCGGCAGCGGCTCGCCGACGCCGATGCGCACCGTGCAGCCGACGCTGATCGCCGAATGCGTCGTTCGCGTCACTCCCTGAATTATAGAAATCAAAAGCAGGAACATCCGATGAAACTGCACCGCCTCGCCGGCGCGCTCGCCGCTGCCTTGATGCTTGTCGCGCTGCCGGTTCGCGCGACCGAACAATCGAGCTATGTGGCGCCGGTCGCCGGCCCGATGTCGATGGCGTCGTTTGTCAGCTCCAGCCTCAATCCGGCGCTGCGGGCGCTGGCGAGCTGCAGCTGGGGGCCGACCGCGCCGGCCAACGGCCCAGGTGCCGCGGCGTTGCCGTATCAGTGCTGGGCCAACACCACGGCTAACCCGATCGTGCTTTCGTTCTTCGATGGCACGTCATGGGTAGTTTTAGGCAAGCTGAATAATTCATCGCACGCCTGGACGCCGTCCTATCAGGGAACCGATCTCGGCACGGCGTCGGTCGCGGCGACCGGGACGTCGGGGCACGCCGTTCCGTTTCTCGACGGCTCAAACGTGTTCGGCGCCAACACCACGGTTTCAAACGGGGCCGGGACGATTATTTTCACCGTCGCCAATACGACGGCCAGCGGCAATGCTTACGCCGCCTTGCAGAATGCGACGCGCGAGTGGCTGGTCGGCGCCAATGGTGACGGCGCCTGCGGGCCGGGCGGCACGACCGTCTTTGCGATCTATGATTTGACCGCGACCGCGTGCCGCCTATTCGCTGACGCCGCAGGTGGCTGGGTATTCAGCAATGCGACCGGCGGCAGCAAGGGCGCCGGCACCATCAACTTGCCGACGATTTACGAAAACGGCGCCACGATCGACAGCATGCTGGCGCTCAAGGCGGCGCTGGCCTCGCCGATCTTTACCGGGACGCCGGCGGCGCCGACCGCGGCGGTCGATACCAACACCACGCAAGTTTCGACCACCGGCTTTGTCATCGGCCAGGCCGCCTCGGCGACGCCGCTGATTGACGGCACCGCGGCGCCCGGCACCTCGACCAGGTTTGCGCGCGCCGATCACGTCCATCCGACCGACAGCACGCGGGCGCCGCTAGCGTCGCCGGCGTTG